CATCGGCATGCGCATGCTGCAGCCCCGCGAGCTCTACCGCGCGCAGGGCTTCCCCGACAGCTACATCATCGACCGCGGCATCGACGATCATGGCAACGAGCTCCCGCTGACGAAGACCGCGCAGATTAGGATGTGCGGAAACAGTGTTGCGCCGCCTGTGGCCGAGGCGCTGGTGCGCGCCAACATCGTCGAGCAGCGTGAGCAGGTGGCGGCATGAAAGACCTGTTCGGCGCTGAGCATCCAGACCCACCGCCGATGGATGCACCGCTGCCTTATGTGCTGTGGCGTATGGACCTGCCAGACCACCCGACGAGCTTCCCGGAATATTGGTTGGCGCGGACGAAAAGCGAGGCCGAAGAGGCTTTCCTATCGACGTACGAATGGGTCAATGGGGCGCCAGTGGTCGAAGCCCACGAGGTTACCGCTGCGCCTGCTGCCGACTCGCCCGAGTGCGAGGTCCTCACCGACGCTGGTGCGGCCTTCACCTTTTCGAACATCGACTGGCGCCCGAGCTGCGCGTGCTTCTTCTGCGGTGGGGACGATTGATGGCCGACGCCTATCTCGATTTCCTGCGCAGCAAGGTGCCGTCCTCGCCCTCCCTGGGATTCGAAGTGGATCCGGGCGACGTGAATCCACGCCTGCCGCCCCACGTGCGCGCCATCGTGCCATGGCTGCTGCTGGGCGGTCGCCGCGCCCTGTTCGCATCCTTCGGCCTGCAGAAGACCGTGACGCAGCTCGAAACGGTGCGCCTCGCGGCCACGCATGCGGATGGCCCGGGCTTGATCGTGATGCCGCTGGGCGTCCGGCAGGAGTTCCGGCGCGATGCCGTCGAACGCCTGGGCTGGGCCGAGCCGCCGCGGTTCATCCGCTCGATCGAGGAATGCGACAGCACGGGCGTCTACCTGACAAACTATGAGACCGTCAGGGACGGCAAGATTGACCCCCGGCACTTCGCCGCCTCCAGCCTTGATGAGGCCGCCTGCCTGCGCGGGTTCGGCGGCACGAAGACCTTCCGCGAGTTCATGCGGCTCTTCGCCGGTGACGGGAAGACGCTGAATGCCAGAGTCCGGTCGAACGGCGTGCGCTATCGGTTCGTGGCCACGGCCACACCCAGCCCGAATGACTACATCGAGCTGCTGGCCTATGCCGCCTATCTGGACATCATGGATGTCTCGGCCGCGAAGACCCGCTTCTTCAAGCGCGACAGCACGAAGGCCGACGAGCTGACCATCCATCCCCACAAAGAGCGCGAGTTCTGGCTGTGGGTGGCGTCCTGGGCGCTGTTCATCACGAAGCCCTCGGACCTCGGGCCCGAGTACTCCGACGATGGCTATGTGCTGCCGGAACTGGACCTGCGCTGGCACGAAGTGCCCAGCGATCACGCACGCGCGGGCGAAGAACGGGACGGGCAAGGCCGACTGTTCCGCAACGCCGCGGTCGGCGTGGTGGATGCTTCGCGCGAGAAGCGCGAGAGCATCCCCGTCCGGATCGGCAAGATGCTGGAGTTGCGTGCCGAGGATCCAGGTGCCCACCGGATTCTGTGGCACGACCTGGAGTCCGAGCGCGAAGCGATCGAGGAAGCCTGCCCAGCGGTCCGCTACCACCACTGGGAGGTGCATAGGGATGGGCATCCAGATGCCGTGGCGCTGTACAAGCGTCACTACTCGTCTGCGGGCCGGGCGACGGACGCGCCGGCGCAGATCGTGGGGCCAGGCGAGAAGCTGGTTCTGCTGACACCGCGGCGGGACGCGCTGTTTGTCTGGCGCAAGTTCATCGACGACAGCGGACAGCAGGGCGTGAACTGCGCTGTGTTCCGCAACGAAGGTCCGACACTGTCGTCTCACCTGATCACCGAAGCGATGGGCATTGCTTGGCGTCGCTGGCCCGGTGCGCGGCTGTACACCTACGTCGATGCGGGGAAGATCCGCTCCAGCCACCCGGGCTACTGCTTTCGTATGGCCGGATGGACTCGTGCAGGCACGTCGAAGGGCGGGCTGGTCGTGCTGGAGGCGCCGAACCGCGAAGACGTGATCGAGATCGAACCGCGGCCAGGCTGCCAGGCGGTCTATGGCTCCCAGGACCTGGATGCGCGCGAGCAGATCGTCATCGACTTCAGCAATGAGCGCATCCCCGAGCTCGCGGCGAAGCCCGTGATGCTGGGCGCCGGCTGCAACCTGCAGCGGCACTGCCACTGGGCGATCTTCCTCGGCATCGGCTTCAAGTTCGCCGACTTCATCCAGGCGATCCACCGGCTGCGCCGCTTCGGCCAGCAGCACCAGGTGCGCGTCGACCTGATCTACACCGAGGCCGAGCGCGAGATCCGCGCCGACCTCATCCGCAAGTGGACCCAACACGACCAGATGGTGCAACGGATGACGGAGCTGATCCGGGAATTCGGCCTTTCGCAAATGGCCATGATGAACAGTCTCACGCGCGCGCTGGGCGTGGAGCGCGTGGAAGTGTCGGGTGATGGCTACCGGCTGGTGAACAATGACTGCGTGCTCGAGGCGCAGCGCATGGCTGACGCCAGCGTCGATCTGATCCTGACCAGCATTCCCTTTTCGACGCAGTACGAGTACTCGCCGAACTATGCCGACTTCGGGCACAGCGACCACAACGCCCACTTCTTCGAGCAGATGGATTTCCTCACGCCGCACCTGCTGCGCGTGCTGAAGCCCGGCCGCCTGGCCGTCATCCATGTGAAGGATCGCATCGTGCCCATGGGCATGACCGGCCTCGGCTCACCGACCGTCTACCCCTTCCACTCCGACTGCATCCAGCATTACCGCCGGCACGGCTTCGCCTACATGGGCATGAAGACCATCGCCACCGATGTGGTGCGCGAGAACAACCAGACCTACCGGCTGGGCTGGACCGAGCAGTGCAAGGATGCAACGAAGATGGGAGTCGGCATGCCGGAATACCTGCTGCTGTTCAGGAAGCCGCCCACGGACACCGCCAACAGCTATGCCGATGAGCCGGTGGTCAAAGACAAGGCCAAGTACTCGCGATCGCGCTGGCAGGTCGATGCGCACGGCTTCACACGCAGCAGCGGCAATCGCCTGCTGACGCCCGAGGAACTCGAAGGCCTGCCGCATGATGTGATCTTCAAGCTGTTCCGCGACTACTCGCTCAGCAACGTCTATGACTTCGAGCACCACGTGCGCCTGGGCGAGGCCTTGGAGGCCGCGCAGCGCCTGCCCGTGACGTTCATGCTGCTGCAGCCGCAGTCCTGGCATCCGGACATCTGGACCGACATCACGCGCATGCTGACGCTGAACGGCGCGCAGTCAGCGGCCGGGCGCGAGATGCACCTGTGCCCGATGCAGTTCGATCTGGCGGACCGCGCGATCGCGCAGTGGTCGCAGCCGGGCGAAGTCGTGTTCGATCCCTTCGCAGGCCTCGGCACCGTGCCCTACAGGGCGGTCATGGCCGGCCGCCGAGGCCTCGGCGTCGAGCTTTCGCATCGCTACTTCCTGGATGCAGCGACTTATTGCGCGGCCGCGGCGCGGCAGGTTGCGATGCCGGATCTCTTTTCCACACTCGAAACTGACAGCGAGGCTGCAGCATGAGCGATCACCCTACAGACGGCGGATGCAGCATTTGCGGCTCGCAGCATCATTCTCACTTGCACTGCTATGGGACAACACTCTCACTTACTCGCATGAAGGATAAGGCTACAGAGCCGCCAACATTGTTGCCGTGTCCGTTCTGCGGTGGAGACGCCATGCTGCTGGTGACTCCAGCCAAGCCTGATATTTACATGGGCAACTGCATCCTGTGCGACGCCGACGGGCCTGCAAGGCACGACAAGGAGAAAGCCGCGCTGGCGTGGAACGCACGATCACCGCACAGGGCTAGGGAGGATGCGCTGCATGCGCAGCTCCGCGTCGAGCGCGCCAAGTTCGACAGCGCCATAAGGCACCTGTGCGCCATCACGGCCATGCTGCAGCCGAACGACATCAGGCTGCCCGATGGGCGGATCATAGAATTCGCGCCGCCAGCCGACAGAGTGATGAGCTATTGGCGCGGGCTGGCTGATGCAATCCGGGCAGCACGCGACTACGTAGACGCAGAGCGCACAGCCCAGGAGCCTTCTGGAAATCTGCTAAAGCTCCGCTATGTTGTAGCGTGGCACCCGGCCAGATGTGCATCGTTGGTTGGCATCAATGGCAATCGCCCGTTTGAGGCTGGCTGGTATCGCACCGTCTATGACGAGCAGGGGCGCCAAGGATTTGAAGCGGGGCCTTTCGCCACTGCAGATGAATGTCTAAAGCTATCCGGCGAACCGGCAGCTGTTCAGTGGTCGTGTCCGTGTTGCAGGCGCCAGTACCCGCTACACCATGAAGATTGCAGACATATCACTGAAGACTTGCCTCCGCACGATTTCGTTGCTCAAAACGCGTCCTTCGCGCCAGACGATCACACCTGCCACGAATGCGGGCAGGTTGCCGCGCATCCGATCCATGCACCGGAAACCTC